TGGCAGTACCCGCAAGGTTTGGCGAAAGAAAATACCGCAGCCGTCAGGCGAGGATGATTTTCTTTCAGCCAACCCCGCAAGGGGCCTGACCTTGACAGGGTACACCGGACACGGGACTACCTTTGCAGGGTGGGAAATAAAATACACGGTAGTGTGCTTTGCATGGTCTGTGGCGATTCTCTTCCTGATTTGTTCGCCATTGCCGGACAAAAGATGTATTTTTGCAATTCTAATTTCAGTTTTATGGAAAACTATATAAAGAAAGCGGCGGATGCTTTCCTTGTGGAGCGTCCGTACGGTATGCGTGTGGATTACAGGAAGAAAGGATTCGTGCTGTTTAACCGTAACCTCAATGTGTTGGGAAATGCGGAACAGACCCGTCTGGAAGAACTGCCTCTGGAGCGGTTCAATGTGGAGGAGATTCCGTTGGAGGGTGAAGTCGTGGAGGAACACGCAGGATTTACCGATGTATTCTTCTATACCGATCTGACCAATCCCTATGCCGGATATGTGCTGAATTTGCAAAAGCTTAAAGCCTATAACCGGTTGATGTTTCCGCTGGCAATGGCACTGAACCGTGAATTGTGAGGCCGGAAGCCGGTAGCGGTAACAGCTGCATGGAGCAGACCTTTACCGCCCCGGATTTAATTATTTGCCCTCTTTTTCTGTAATGAACGCCAGATAGGCGGACACGGCCTTATGGCATCCGGTAAAGTCCGGAGTCCGGCAGCCCTTGATTTTCCGGAAACTGACGGTGCCGTTCCTGTCAATGCCCCTCACATGCCTGTTGAATGTCCCTTTGGTTCTGATATGGATGTCAAAACCGTCCCTTCCGGTGATTTCAAGGAACATTTCTCCCGTAATCCGTTCCCCGTCCAGGAATTTCCGTTTCTGTTCATTGAGTAGCCACTGATGTTGCTCTTCCTGCACTCTGCGCTCTTCCGCCTCTTTCTCCTTCTGCTCCCTGCGTTTCTGCTCCTGTATTCTTTTATACTCCTCACGGGCTTGCACCAGGGAAGTGGTGTCAAGTCCGAGAGCCTCGAACACGCGGACGGAGATCAAATTGACGAAGGCTCCTCTTTCCGCACTTTGAAGCGTATCCGCAATCCAGTTCCTGCAATAGGTGGCGGCTTCCTCTCTGCAACCTTCTCCCTTGAGAAACCGGCGTGAATACTGCCCGCTGGAAAAATAAACGTTTTCAATCCGGCAGACCACATGGAAACAGTCATCGTCTTCATTCCCGTCTTCGTTCTTTCTTGACAGGGAGAGATATACATTCTTCGCATACGGCTCCAGTTCCATATAAGAAGCCACGACGGTATTCCCGTCAGACTTGTACTTGAACACTTTTGCTTTCATTGTTACATTTTTTTTGATTGTCCGTTCATATAATCCGTAATTCTCATTTCCAGTTCATCGTATATCCGGTTGAACAGTTCCTGGTACTCTTCCAGAAAAGCCCCGTCCGTATCGCACATGTCTTCGAGTGTCTTTCCATTTGCACGGCACAGCTCCGTATCGGCCAGCTCACAGACAATCTCGCTGAGCATCGAGCGGTCCTTGTCTTCGGGAAGCAGCCCTCCTTTTTTCAGGAGGCAGTAGTTACGGATATTGATTCGCAAATACAGGTCCGCCTCTTTCCACCGTCCATCGGGAAAAAGAGAGAATGCCTGTTTCAGTCCGTCGGGCTGTCCGCCCCACCATTCGTTCAAATTGTTCGGTTCCATATTGATAAGTTTAATTGATTACTGTCTGTTTGGTTTGCCATTGCCGATGGGCGGTGATGTATTCCTGGCGTTCCTTCTCCAGTAACGCTTCTGCTTCGGGAGTGTAGCCGATAAAACGAATGTAACCGCCGTTATATCCGGTAAGCTTGCACCGAATACCGGCTTTCTCCAATTTGTCGATCCGTTTCTGAGCCAGTTTCGCGCTTGAATAATCCTTCGGCCAGAAATAATGCTCTCCGTGTGAGCCGTAATGGTCTTCTCCGAGTATCATTTCGCCGGAATGCCTCCTGTGTTCGATGAAATCAAAGCGGGCTGTGCCCAACGCCTGCCTGATGGCCTTATGTGCCGGACCTTCGGGATGCTTGAACACTTCCGGCTTGTCCTTCCCCTTGCAGTCAAGTTTCGGCAGTTCCACCTTGTAAGGCTTCCGGTAACTCCCTATAGCCAATGTCAGGTAGAAATTGGTATGGAAATAATCCGTCATCGCATCGCTGTCATCGAAGTTGTATGACATGACAAAGTCACAGACATTCAGCATCACCTCCTTGGCACGGTCTGTAAGATCGGGGTTCCGCTCTATGTTGTAGTGGTTGATATGATCCTGTACTTTGCCGGATTCCCTGGTGAACGCCTCAAAGTCCGCACTCATCAGTTTGATGTAAATGGAATTGTAGTTCTCCCGTCTGACGGAGAACTTATATCTCGGATAGGTTTCCTTTAGCCAGATTCTCACAAGTTCTACGATTTCAGGGGCATGTTGCCCTTTGTAGTTGCGACCTTTCCAACGGTATTCATTATACACGTACTCGGTATATTCCTTTGCCGTGGCACCCGGATAGTCATGTTCATACCCGGTTGATGCGGCAGAGACATCCGGTTTGTCTTTCCAGACTTCAAAGAGCCTTTCAAACTCGGTGTTCACCTGTTGCATGATGGCAGTGTCACCACCCTTGTCCGGGTGGTGCTGCAATGCCAGACGGCGGTATTCCTTCTTCAGGTCCGCCAATGAATGTATGTTATGAAAATAAGCCATAGCTATAGGTATTTATGCCCCTGCGAGGCGGTTGATAAAATATTCCTGGTTGTCAAGGTCAAGTCCGAGGTTGCTGCACGCCATTTCGATGTCATCTTCCCTCAGGTCGTCCGCCTCCTGCAACTCGCGCAGGTACCGGATTTCAGAATCCAAGTATTCCTGCGCTTCCATATGGCTGCAACTGCATGAGTTGCTAATCTGTTCAATGATGTTAATCTGCATATTATTCGTTTTTAGAATTATACCTGTTGTAAATTTCCCGTTTATGTTCGTAGTCCCGGCTGTTCCACCATTGGTCTGCCGCATCAATGAATGTCTGCGTGTTTTCGGAAGGCGGAGAGTCACAGACTTTCAACCCTGTGATTTGTTCCTTTGTTTCAAAACCGCACGACTCCCACCAGCCCTGCATCTTTTGTGTGAACTCCGCCTTAGTACAGAAAAAGACCTGAACGCCACATTCTTCGCACCATTTCCCATCGCACCACAGCCCGTTATTGTCATCATGCACATAGCTGATACGTTCATCCGTATTGGCGTTTATCCATGCTTGGATTTCCAACTGCCGTGAACCGCATTCTTTACAGACAAGGATGTCGGAATCGTCCGGCTCTTTTCTGAAAGCCCTGCCGTCATAGAGTGTAACGGCACGTTCCACGAGTAGTTTCTGGTTGTTTTCCGATAACTCGGCAAAGAACCGTTCCGCCGCGCCGAATATGGACTTGTCCGCCAATGCGGACCATTTATCCCAGAAGTGCCGGTACATATCTCCAAATACGACCTTGCATTCTTCCTTGCTCCAGGCGTTCCACATATAGTAGAAGAAGCTGGAGACAGCATTTTCCGCTTGATATTTCATTGTTCTTCAGCTTGTGGTTCTACTTTTTTGCTCTCTTCCAGTTGCTGCCATACAGCCTCATACATTCCGGAAAGCCAGTCGATGTTGCTGGCTCCGAGTTCGAACGGGCTGTAACATTCCACTTCATCACCGCTTTCTTTCTCTTCGGCAAGGACGGTCAGGCTGCTGTCCGTTACCCGGAGTCCTGTCACCCTGCATTCGTAGGGGTCTCCGTTCTTGCCAAACCATATCACCCAGACCGGGTCATAATCCTCTTCCGGAAACCGTATCGCGTTCATGGCATGGTCATGGAGCAACTGCCGTATCGCTTCGATAATGTCTTTTCGCAGTTCTTCGATCCTGTCTCCGAACACCGACATGGGGGATTTCCCGCCTCGCTGCCTTACGGAGAGAACCTGCAAGTCCGGATGACAACCGAACTTCCAGTCCGTCACTTCATCGTCATCCCGCGTTGTGTGGATGTTGCCGCCCAATACCAGACCGCAGTCTTCCGCCACCATGCTTTCCGCTTCTTCACGGTCTTCCGCCACCACTGTGTAAGTACCCTCGAAGATGTACCTTACTTTTACATCATATTTTCCCATAATCTTCTATGATTTGATTGTTGATCAGTTGATTTTATCAGGATACAATGCGAACCGCATCCCCGAAAAAGGAGTCGTCCACCCCATATACATGCCGGACCGAACAGTCATATTTGGAACGTTCGTCATCCAGCCGGAAGCGGAAACCATGATAGTCCTTGACTTCCAATTTCAGCTTTACGTCCCGTTTCAGTTCCATTTCAAGCAGGCTTCCACCACCATACGTCGAACTGAAAAGTCCGCAACAGTTGCCTTTGGGGATAATGACCTCTTTCAATGAAAAGTCGGCTTCATACAGCTCTTTCAGGCTTACCCTGCCGATGTAAGTCAGCAGGTTCGCCCCGCAGCAGGAATTGATAAGTTCCTCGTAGAATTGTTCGTAGGAAACCTGCTCCTTGCCGTTCCGGTTCTTACGGTTCGGGAAACGCCCGTAAGCCCTGTAGCCGTGTTCTGTCAGAATTTTCTTTACCCTCGCCGGATTGAGGTTAAGGCTGTCCACCATGTCCCCGAAGTAGGATTCCTCGTACCTGTAACCGCCTTGCGATTCAAACCGGTTAGAATTGATGCAGTCATAGTTGGAAAGCATTTCCACACGGATGGGGATGTCATCCGTATGCCTTACCAATTCCTTCACCACGTCCGAATCGTTGCGGCTGTAAATCTCGTCACGGATTTCATCTTCGTATTCATCGAAGAAGTCATCGACCGCTTCCCCGTCAAAGTCATGGAATACGGCACATTCCTCTTTCAGTTTCGCAATAATCTCACGGACAGCTTCCCATTCGGCATCGCTGTACCACTCGTCTGCCTTTTCCCACAAATGTTCGCGGCTCTTGCTGTCAAGGCATTTTTGAATCAGTCCGCAATGATTGTCAAGGTTGTCATTGTAGTCCGTCCATATTAGTGTATAGGCCGGTTCCATCAGGGATTTGATGAAATCCAATGTCAATGTTTTCTGTTCATCCATTTCTGTTACCTGTGTACGGCAGGATTCCTTTTCCCGTACATACCGTTATAAATGACGGAAGCGGCCTTCAAGCCGCCTCCGTGTTGTTTCCTAACCATACAGTTCCTTCACGATCTTGTCATATATTTCCTTTGCCATTTCCGTATTCCGGTTGAAGTGGAAATAAGCCGTGTATCTGTATCCTGTTCTTGGCACTCCTCCGCACTGCTGTATTGCCCTGTCTATCTCCCAGTCGATATCACCTATGCCAAGAGATATGCTTGTGCCATGCAGCATACACCGTGCGAGTTTCAATGCGGAATCTGTCTTGTCTTCCTTGCGCAACCGGTCGAAAGCCATCAGCGCGATTTGTCTGTTTGAAATCTTTATCTCTTCCATATATTTTGCATCTGTTTGGGTCAGACAATCCCGGTAAGTTGCCTGAATCGCGCAACTATTTCATTGCATTTGCTTTGGGCAAGTTCCTCATATTTTTTGCAAATGGCACAGTATGCCTTCCAAGGTTGGCCTCTAAGCTCGTGCTCGTATGAGGACCTGACCAATTCCGGATATTCTTCAAAAAGTGTCTTGAATGCTTTACGCCATTTGCGCCCTTGCCACAATCCGTTTGCTATCAATGTTATGAATTCAAACATCTGTTCGTCTGTTTTCACATCCAATGCATAAAAATGGTCTGTTGTCGGCCACACGTTGTTGGAATGCTGCCAAGTTTCTATCTGCTTGGTTTTGGCATTGTATGCCATTCTTGTAATTACCTGGTGACTCATATTGATATGTTTTTAGTTCATTACCGTATTGTCTCTTTTCCTGTCACGGCTTGCCAGCATCCCGAAATGGATGCTGAATATGCGCCGGCTGAAGCAGAGCGGCGAGTTGTATTCCACCCGTTGCCACAGGGTAAAGTGGTTGTCGGAGAATGACCATCTGAAATATCCTGACAACGAGCCGAATAGCGGATTGGCATTCCTGTTTATCAGGAACCTGTTCACATCCACGATGTGCCCTGCCGTCAGGAGAATGTTCAGTATCTCCACAAACGCCATTTGCGAATAGGGGTCAACTGGCATTACCGGTCCTTTGAAGTTGATTTCCATCTTGTATATGTTTATATGCTTTAATCGTAATTGTCATCGAATACCTCGAAACGGGGAATACCCGTGTCGAAATAGTTGCTTGATATGCCCGGACAGTACAACAGGCTGTCATCCCCGCTGTCCGGGCAAGGCTCATCGTCGATATAGGCCGCATTTCCATAAAGTTCGATATAGTGCGCCACCAGCAGGTGCGGGTCTTCCGTACTGATGTCATGCCCGTAACGGTCACACCAGTCGAAGAAGCAATCCTTGTCGGGTTCCTCCAGCTGTTCCATCGCCTCCCTTATCTCGAAGAAGTTGGGACACAGCCATTCCCGGTTGATGAGCAGGTCCGGGATTTCCTCCCATTTCGTGTACCTGTATTCCGGAGTTTCCTCTTCGGGGAACAGTTCGGAGCAGGTGCACAGGAATTCCCCCATGTCGCCGAAGTCGGACATTTGCAGCAGGTTGTCTTTTTCCTGCCCCATGTCTATGAGATGCTGCGTGGTCACTGCCACTTCTGCCTGATTCAAGTCCATGATATTCTTCATTATAGTTTATGATTCGGAACCGGGGATTTCATTCCACAGGCTCCAAAAAGTCCGCACCCCGGCAGTGCAGGGTTTTTCGGGAAAATACCGGAGCCTCCGGCGAGGATGATTTTCCCGAAAACCGCTTGCGGCATGACCTTGCCCTGCCGGTAAGGGGGCGGGCTACCTTTGCCTGTGGAATGGAATCTGCGGTTTCTCATTTGTTTTTCCATTTTTCAGTTCATGATGCGCTGGCTTCCCCAGCTGATATGTATTTTCCCTTCGCTGTCACGCTCCCTGACCAGCAGGCTCTCGATGACGGACATGGTGACGTCGAACTCCTCGAAGATTTCCGACTGTTCCTTTACTTCGCCCGTCTTGATGAACTCGTTCAGCCGCTCTTTGGTAAGCACCAGCGCCATCAGGTTCTGCTCCACGGAGTCCTTGTAGGTGACATAATGCACGTCCTTCAGCTCTTTGGAGTCGAGACGGATGAAACGGAAGTAGAACTGCTCCATCTTCGGGATGTTCCATTGCAGGGATTCAAGTATCACGTCGTTGCAGGTGGGTATGTTCACCGAACTGCTCAGGCTCTGCTGCGTGCATACCAGTATGCCGTTGATGGTGGAATCGAACTCCGTCACGATGCTTTGCCGTTTCTTGAACGCCACGTCTCCCTTGACCACAAATACGGGACGGTCAGGAAAACATTCGCGGAGACGGCTCTCGTAAAGGTCGAATGCGGCTATGGACGTGCAGCCGACAGCCACTTTGCCGGGTATCTTCCGTACCAGCCTTTCGATGTACCTTGTCTTGTTCGGAATCCCGTCTCCGGAATAGCCCTCTATCAGGTGTGGGACGGAGCAGGCCTTGATGAGCAGCTTGATCTGGCGCATAAGCCGGAGTCCGGCATCCTTCTTTGCATCCCCCGTGCTGTTGTAATACAGTTCGCAGATGCGGCAGAACTCCTCGATGATGACACGGTAAACCTCACGCTCGCCGTCGGACGGGCTGACGGTATGTGTCCGTATCTTGTATTTTTCTCCTGCAAAGTCCCTGAACTTGCGTGTAATGACGGTCTTCCCGATAAGGCCGGCCAGCTCCTCCTTGTTATAGACATCCTGGTTCTGCTTCTCAATGCCGAACACGGTGGATTTCCCCGGACAGTGGCAGGCACGGAAAAGCACATGCCCCCTGAAAGCGGGGAACGGCTCACCATAGTGCGGATTGTTATCTTCCTCTATCTCCTTGTCCCTGTTCTCGTGGTACACCCGACTGCTCCAACAGACCATGTTTATGGAATTGTTATACAACAGCTCAAACTGGCTGTACAGTTCGGCGATGTTGTTGCGTGTGGTCGTACCGGTGTCGAGTATCTTGTATTTGAGGCGGCGGAAGAGACCGAGGATATGCCTTGTACGTTGTGACGACGGGTTGGTTATCTCGTCCGACTCGTCGAAAACAAGGCACAGTTTTCTTGAACTGCGTTTGACGAACCTTGCCATGCCCCGTTTCAGCTTGCCGAGCATGGAGGTGGATAGGACGATGAACACGCCTTCCGGCACAGTTTCCAGGTCGGCATTGTTCCTTGCCACCCGGAACTGTTCCCTGTTTATCGAGAGGAAGGGTATCCATGTCATATTGGTGGCGATGGCAGGAGCCAGTATGATGACATTCCGTACTTTGCGGAATTTGAGCAGGTATTTGGCACGATGGTACACGGCGGCAGTCTTGCCAGAGCCTTGCTGCCAGTTCAGCAGCGCGTGGCGTTTCTGCAAGACAAGGTTCAGGTCGTGTTTCTGGAGCGTGGTAAACTCGCAGGTCTCGCCGTCCTTGTTGATGAATGCACACCGGTCCAGGTATTCTTTCAGCCTGTCATCTTCTTCCATTTCCGGGAACAGCCGGTTCTGCATTTCGTACTCTCTCCGCTTGCGTCGGATCAGTTTCTCCGCCGCACGGATTTGACGCATGTTCTTTTCTGTCGGCACTTCCGGTATGGGCAGTTCAGTACGTTCCAGCACGAGGTCGTTGATACTTGCCGCCTTGTGCGGAACTTTGTCAAGGAGTCGCGGAGCATATTGTTTCAGTTTGAAGCCGTATGAGGTCTTCACCAATGCCACTTCCTTGCGAGGTACGGTATTTTGCGAGGTGATGTACCTGCGGATGACGGCAAGCACTTTCTTCGGGGTCAGTTTGTTCTTCTCCCATTGCTCCACCTGCTCCCGCGTGGCGTTCTCAGGCGGTTTCTGGTTACGGAACTTCGTGACCAACGCTTCCGCCTTGTCTATATGTTTGTTCAACTTGGCGTGCGCCTTCAGCTCGTACATGTACTTGGCAAGTTTGTACTCGAACAGCTCAAGTTCTTCCTTGTCGATCCGGTTGGTTTCGCGCATCAGGTCGAAACGCAACCGGTGTTTCATCGCCCTGGCCTCGCCGATGCGCTTTTTCAGCTCGTCCGCCGTTATGAATTCTTCCGCGTTGTAAGCCTGCATCTTGATGTGGCCCGATTTACGGAGAAATACCATGATTTTCGTATTGAAGTCATGGACTCCGACTGCGGCAAAGGCTGACGGGCCCAACTTCGTCTGACCGACAAATGAGAATCTGCCGTTTATACCGGCTATCCGTGTCTTCTCCCAGAACCCGCTCTGCATGAAGGAACAGGGCACGATGACCATCAGGATTCCTGCCGGATTGAGCACATCGTAAGCCTTGTCCATATAGTATTCCTGCGACAGTTTGTAGTCGAACTTCAAGTTAAAAGGAGGATTGCCGATGATAACATCGAAACGTTGTTCCGGATAGTATTGCCGGATATCGCATTTCTCGATATGGGCTTCCGGGTAGAGGTATCGTGCGACAGACACGGCCTTGCCGTCTATGTCGAAGCCGTAGGCATTATGCGGGTTGGGCAGATGGTTGAAGAAATTGCCCATACCGCAACACATGTCAAGAACCATTTCGGATGAGACAGGACACAGCATATCCACCATGTCCCGGCATATTTCATGCGGGGTGAAGAACTGTCCCATCTCGAACTCCTTCTTCGCTTCGGCATACTCGTGGTAGCTGGCAAAGTCGGACTGTTTGAGGTTGTGCAGCCCTCCGATACCGGTATAGCAGTTGTAGATGCTCTCCGCCGGAATGAGGTCCTTGCCGGAGTCTATGGCGAAAAGTATCTTCTCGTTGACTTCGGCACGCATACCTTGCGGTATCTGTTGGGGGATGATGGCATACATGACTTTATCTGTTTATCGTTAAAAATGAAAACACCCCGCAAGGATTGCCTTACGGGGTGCTGTGTAAATCTTATCATGGTCAGTTTTCTCTTAGGGTGATTTCATCCAGATGCAGACGCTTGAAACAACTTTCGGCTGCCGCACTGTCCTTGAACCGGACATCGATACGTCCGTTCTTGTAGAATCGGATTTGCTCGGCATTGGTGGTCGTAAGGTCGTACCAGTCTGTGACAGAAATGTCGTTGTCATCAAAACGGATAATCATCTTTGAATTTCCATTCAGTATGTCATCCGCACCGTAGGCAATGCCGGCACACAGGGTTTCCAGTTCTCCGCCGTAGTTGTAGGAGATTCTGTTCCTTTGGTTGTATTGCATGGAAAAATCGTCGAAACGGATGATTTCGGGAAAGATTATCTTGTCCTTCTTCAACTCCGTCTTGACTTTGTTCCAGTATGCCGGTCTGACAACTTTGCTCAGGCGTGCGAGCAGTTCTTCCACGGCCATTTCCCGGAAACTCTTGCCGCCCAAGTGTTCGATGACTACATCTACATATGTGTCATAAACAGGACGGAAGCCCATCGGAAGTTTTTTTTCGTCTATTTTATACTCAGGAACCGACACTTTGTAAGTCCTGTTGAAATAAGAAATGATGCGGTTCGCAAAATTCGCGTTGGCGTTTCGGTTCTTATCCACCAGATCGTTAATCAGATCAAACGGTTTGAACTCGTTGTGTGAATAGTCTTCCCTGTCGTTATGGTAAGTGTAGAAATCACGCATGGAAACCTTGCCGTTTTCTTCGTAATGGAACTTACGTTCGGCTTGGTATTGTTCGGCTTCTTCCTTGAAGACGGCGTACCAGCGGTCAATCTGGTCGAGTGTCTTGTAAAGCAGGTTTTGCTGCGTCTGGCAATAGACACGGTCCTGTTCCGTAATCTTGTCCTCGTTTCTCACTTGTACGCTCAGAATGCCTTGAAGCAGGTCGGGAGCGTTGCCGGCCTTGGGTGCTGTTGTCGTTTGCATATCTGTTAGGGTTAAATGTTAAAAATTATCCGGTTTAATCCGGTAGAAATAAGTGATGTGCTTTTCCATGTCCTTGACTATCTTGACCTGCTCGGGATGGAAGTTGAGCCTCCTCGTTTCGATCGGGGCATTAAACGTTTCCCATTCGGCGGAAGGTAAGAACACATATTCCCGACGGAAACACCATAACACGATTTGATTATCCCAATTTCCCTTGAACACCGTTCCTTCGTAGTCCTTCAGGAACTGCCGGAACTCGGCTTCGTCCCGAAAAGCGATGTCAAAGCCTTGATAGAGATTGCCGTTTTCCGATTCCTCCCTTTTGTGTAGGTAGAACTTCCGGTAGGTCTCGGTCGTGAAATCTCCATACCTGGGATTGGGTTCGGCATAAAACCATAACGGTACCTTAGCCAGAAATGACACCGAACCGTTGGCGCAAGCACCGCAATGCCCCCAGTCCTTGAACACCCCTTCCGTCCATTTCAGGAATTTCAGTTCCTCCGGATTCACGGAATGGAATGCGCCTCCGCTGACACTCAGACGGATATTGCCGTCCTCTTCCCACACGAAAGGCACATACGGCTGTTCGCATACGGAAAGATATCCTTCTTTTGCACTCCTGCTGTCAATAAGGGCGTTTCCGTAATAATCCCCGTGTTCGGTTACATATACCAGCCTGTCGCCGATTTGAGGTGTAATTTCGGAGCGTGTCCGCTCAATGAGTTCAACATAATTGTTGGCCATATCCACATCTTTCTGTGTCAGCCAATGCTGGTGGTCGTATGAAACATTCCGCTCTCTGAGTGTTTCGATACTGTACTTTTCTTTTGTTACCTGCTGTGACATAACAATTTATTTTTAGTGATCCGGCTTTTCGGGGCCGGAGTTCCCGTAACTACAGGCCATAAAAGGTCGTGTCCCGTACATGCAAGGTTGGCGGGAAAAATACCGCAAGCCCTCCGGGCGAGGAGGATTTTTCC